CTTTGACTGGCATTATGACTAAGTTACATCAGGCAAAGTATCGCTTTGGTTTTACTGGCACACTTGATGGGTCTGCTACACACAAGTGGGTGCTAGAAGGATTGTTTGGTCCATGTGCTCAAGTAACAAAGACTGACAAACTTATTAAAGAAGGTCACCTAGCAGATTTTAGAATTAATATTCTTCTTTTACAACACGAACCTCAGACATTCTTCACTTACCAAGATGAGATTGATTATCTTGTGGAGCATAAGAAAAGAAATAATCTAATTAAAAATCTAGTCAGAGACTTGAATGGTAATACTCTTGTGTTGTTTAACTATGTCGAAAGACATGGTATGCCTTTATACGACAGCATAAATAATAGCATAGGTGAAACCCGAAAGGTTTTCTTTGTTTATGGTGGAGTAGATACTGAAGAGCGTGAAGAAATCAGGAGCATTACTGAGCGTGAAAAAGATGCTGTTATCATCGCCTCATACGGCACATTCAGCACAGGTATCAATATTAGAAATTTGCATAACGTCGTATTCGCATCACCTTCCAAGTCTAGGGTAAGAAATCTTCAATCGATTGGAAGGGTGCTACGCAAAGGTGAAGGGAAAGATTTAGCAACACTATATGATATTGCTGACGACATTTCTGAGAAACCAAATAAAAATTATACGTTAAAGCATCTAGAAGAAAGAATCAATATCTACCAAGAAGAAAACTTTAATTATGAAGTAATTAAAATTAAAGTGTAATATGGAAGAAGAATTCTATGCATCAATAAAATTAATGTCAGGCGAAGAAATCGTTGCAAAGGTTTCTTACGATAATGATGAGGATGTACTCATTATTGAGAATCCTAGATTAGTAAATGTTATTGAAATGAAAAGAGGTAAGAGCACCATGAAGGGATTCACTTTTGAATCTTGGATGGCAGCAACTTACGATGAGATGTTTATTATTAAAAAAGACCACATCCTTACCATCACAGAATTAGATACTAAGATTCAAAAATTTTATCAAAGGTATCTACAAAAAGAAAATGGTGAAGTAGAAGACTCAACAAAAGTAGATATCAAAAATCAAAAAGGATATCTATCTTCAATAAAAGAAGCCCGTAAGTCTTTAGAAGATCTTTATAAAAGAAGCTAATAACTTTGAAACGCGACATCGCTAATTATACAAGTTTTCAGGGGGTCTGTCAAGCCCCTTGCATTATCTACGATATGATGTTACAATACTGACAAAGGATAATTCGTAAGATGGCAAAAAGAAAGACTGAAAACTATGTAAACAACAGAGACTTCCTTGATGCTCTCATGGTTTATCGCAAAGAGGTTGCCGCTGCTGAAGCAGCAGGTGAGCCAAAACCTCGTGTGCCCCCTTACATTGGTCAGTGTTTCTTGAAGATTGCTACGCACTTGTCATACAAACCTAACTTTGTCAACTACATGTTTAGGGAAGATATGATTTGTGACGGTATTGAAAATTGTTTACAATACATTCACAACTTCAATCCAGAAAAATCTACGAATCCTTTTGCCTACTTCACTCAGATTATCTACTTTGCCTTCCTTCGTCGTATCCAGAAAGAAAAGAAACAGTTAGAAATCAAGAGTAAAATTCTTGAGAAGTCTGGTTTTGATGAAGTATTGTATACAGACAGTTACACTGGTGACATGTCTGGTTATAATAGTAGCTCATCAGATTTGAATAGCATCAAAGAGTCCCTTGAGATTAGATACAAACGATGAGTATTGCACTTATTACTGACCAACATTTAGACGGGAGGAAAGGTAGTGTCGCGTTCTGGGAATACTTCAAAAAATTCTACGACGAAGTATTCTTCCCGACCTTGGAGGCAAGAGGAATCCGAAATATTATCGACCTTGGTGATACGTTTGATAATCGTAAGGGTATTGATTATAACGTTTGGAACCGTGTGCGTGAATATTATTTTTCGCGTCTTGAAGACATGGGTATTACTGTCCACATGATTCTTGGTAATCATTGTGTATACTATAAGAATACCAATGAAATCAACTCTCCAGAATTACTTCTCAAGGACTATCACAACATTGAAGTATACTCTCGCCCTGAGGTAGTCAACATCGAAGGTAGAAATATTCTAATGCTACCTTGGATTAACTCACAGAATCGTGATGAAACGATGCAGTGGATTAATGATACTTCTGCAGAAGTTGCTATGGGTCACCTTGAGTTAAATGGTTTTGAAGTAACTCCTGGTATGAAGATGGAGCATGGTATGGACGGCAAAATCTTCAAGAAGTTTAAACAAGTATTCTCTGGTCACTTCCATCACAAATCAACCAAAGGTAACATCACTTACTTGGGTAACCCCTATCAGATGTTTTGGAATGATTATAAGGATGAGCGTGGATTCCATCTCTGGGACCCTGAGACTTTAGAGTTAGAGAGAGTTAAGAATCCTTTTGAAATTTTTCAAAAGATTTACTATAACGAAACAACTGATTCACA